AAGTAAATGCGTTTCACCTTTAGGGGCTAACATTTTTGCCATTCCCAAAACTGGGGCTAATGCTTCCTTGCAGGCGTTTATTAAAATCTTGGATGACTTTTTTTTATCACCAATTTCCTCGGCTAATTGTTGAAAAACAGCCAAAGTTTCTTCCATGCCAGTAATAGCAAATGTTTGAGCATTAGGATTTATTTGTTTTGGGCTTGCCATTATCGCACCTTAATAAAACCTTGGTAAATAGCATCATTTAATTCTTTGACATACAAAACAACATCTTGCGGTGACATTTTATCCGCATGATTTTTTGCAATTTCATGGACAAGATTAATGCCCGTCACGCGCTGTTCGGGAAACCCAAACCAGTCTTTTTTGTCGCTTGCCATTTTCATTACAAGAAAACCAAGCAAATCACTATTTGAATTTATTTTTGTTTCTGTCATGTCTTATCCTTTGTTGCCTGCCGTTTCCCTCTATGTTAGCAGTTGATTGACGGCAGGGCTTGTTAAATCATTATGTATTTGACCAACCGTACTGATTGCCACGAGGGTGAATTGTAAACACCGCTTTGGCTTCAGCACTTGGTTGAGCATCAATCTTAAATTCACTTACACGACCATTGAAAGCATAAGCAACAGTTGTTGTGCTATCAGATGCCGCAATAACAAAAGTCCTATCAACTGAACCGCTGTAAGCATCGCCACGAATCAATAACAATGCCGCATCAGATGGATTCCATGGGGCTGTAACTGTAAGGGATGTTGGTGCGTTTTGCGTTGGAATTTTATCGCTTTGGCGTGCGCCTGCAACACTAAATGATGCAACTGCATCATCTTGTCCAAATGCTGGCACGGCTTCCACATTTAATGCTGTTCCAGCCGCCCCCGTGCCGTTTGCAACTGTGCCAACAATAGTTGCAACTTGCGCTGTCCACACTGATAGATTGGCAGTTGTTAATGTTGTTGGTGTTGTTCCTGTTTGCATCCATAATGATGCGGTAAATCCTGCTAAAACTTTATTAGGTAATGCCATGATTAATCCCCTTAATTAAGCGTTGTTAGACCAACCATATAGGTTGCCACGCGGATGAACTGTGAATACTGCTTTTGCTTCAGCAGATGGTTGAGCATCAATTTTAAATTCTGATACACGCGCATTAAATGCGTAATAAACAATGTTTGTGCCATCTGTTGCGGCAATTACAAATGTTCTATCAATAACACCGCTGTAAGCATCACCGCGAATTAATAATAAGTTTGCATCACTTGGATTCCAAGGTGCAGTAATTGTTAATGAAGTTGGTGCTGTTTGTGTTGGGATTTTGTCTGATTGACGGCTACCAGCAACGCTAAATGAAGCAACGGCATCATCTTGACCAAACGCAGGGATTGCTTCCACATTCAATAAATTGCCTGACACCGCAATTGCTGAAACGCTTGCTAATGTTGATAATTGTGCCAATGTCAACGCTGTTGGTGTTGCTGTTGGCTGGATATATAGGGATGCTGTGAACCCTGCTAAAACTTTTGATGGTAATGCCATAATTAAAAATTCCTTATTAAATAGTTAAAAGTTACTGTCTTATTATGCAGATATGTCTAATGTAACATCCAAGAAAACATTAAACAAATCAATCGCATCATCATATCCATGATACAACATAGAAACATCAGTTTTTGCAACTTCAAAAGCGTGCGTTGTCCCAAATGTTCCAGCGTAACCATGCAAGGCTTGAATCAATGTATTTGCCAATGTTAATCCGTCAGCCATTCCAGTTTGTAACCCTGATGTAAAAATGCTTACTTGAAATATTGGTCTATCAATGCCTTTATTGCCTTGATATTTACCAGTATAAACAGGTTGATGAACATTTCTTAATTGCCATGTTACAAACTTTGGTTGCGTTGCAAAATTACGATTAAATAACGCATATACAGGCACGGGCGAAAATACACTTGCCAATTCTTCTTGTATTGCTTGCGCGTATTGCGTAATGTCATTTTGCGTTGTCATATTATACCTTTGTCGCTGGGTCGCTTCTATAACACATAACTGTTACTGACATTCTATCGTTGGCTTCAATTGCATCCGTCACGCGCCAATCTTGACCATTCCAAGTGAAAGAATATAAATTTTGATTAAAAATAACATCCCTTAACCAAGGCGTGTAATTAAATTTAAACTGAATCAAATCAGAATAAACACGATATTTTTCAAGAATTGCAACCGAGTTTTTTACGGATGAAACTAAAGGGCGGCTGGTAAATTTTTTGGTTATTATAGTATTCCCCGACCCATAGCTATCCACCGCAAATGTTAGCGTATTTACATCCACATTTTCAAAGCGTGCAATTGCCATGCCTATTCCTTACATCACTAATGGCTTATAGGGGCGCAATAATACATCAACCCCAAAAGGAATTTTTTGCAGTATTCCTGATGTCGTGTCGCTACGATTATTATACAAATGTGTGAACAATAATAAGCCAGCTTGTTTAATTACAGGATATTGCGCCAAAAGGCTTGGGTCTGTTTCATATTCAACCACAATTGGTGATGTTCTAAATGTTGAAACATTAGATGGCACGCCAGCCGTCAAAATAACCTTATTACCTGTCACATCATAATAATATTGACTTGATGCCAGCGTAACAAATGTGCTTGGTGTGCTTGAATTGTAATAACCCACGCTGTTAATTGTTACACCATCAATTGAAGTTTCAGGCAAATCCAAACTCATTGGCGTATTGTATGAAGATGAAACGCCATAATAAACCCGATATGTAACAGGGAATATTGGCATTCCTAAATAATCTTCAATGTGCATACGAACCGACAATTCTAAATCCAGCAAATAATCATCTTGTGATGTATCACCAAACAAATTTAATTGATTGGTCATTTCGGTTAATGACAACCAATTAGTTGCTATGTCCCTATCAATCTGTTCAACTTTTTCATAATTGAAAGGATTGCGGGTTGCCGCGTATGCTGTCAGTCCGTATATGGTATCAGCCATTATTATGCCCCGATTAAGAATACACCAGCAAATGGGTCGCGCACGCTTGATGCCATGCGTTTTTCAGCATACAGGGTAATTGTGGCAGGGCTTGTTTGGTCAAAGCGTTGAATTGTCATTTCCTCACCATCCACAATGGTTAAGAATTGACCCCAACTTGCCAACACGCCTGATATTGCGCCAGCGGCTGGTGTTGCAAGATATGGGTTTGGAATTACTGGGAAACCAAACATATAAGCAACTGCACCGCCATCATTGTCACCCACTTCAACAAACATTGGTGCGCCACCTGATGTGCCTTTTAATTTACGCAATTGGGCAATTAATGCTGGATGCAAATGCCATGCTACATCAGGCAATGCCCAATATTGTGATGGCAATAATGAAACCGCATCAACAATGTTGTCATAAGTAACTGATGCCGCTGTAAATGTTTGTTTAAGAATTGTATGCAATCCGTTTGTGATTGCTGTGCCACTTGTGCCAAATGCCGCGGCTGATGTGCTTGTTGAATAGTTTACAAAACCACGCAATCCATCTGTTCCGCCAAGTGTTGTTGTTGTTGACCCTGATTGGTCATTATTTAATGCCATTGATGATGCCTCAATACTTGAAAATTCAAGCATTAAATCGCTGACAATAGATTCATCAAGGTTATTTATGTCTGATAATACTGCACTTCTAACGGGAAGTTGTGCAGAAATAACTCGCATTGGCAATTGCCAAAACGATGTTGCAATGTTTGGTGAACCGCTATTGGCTGAAACTGTATAACCAAATGGGTTTGTGCTTGATGCCGCATTTCCTGTTTTTGCTACAAACTGCGCCATTGAACCATTACCAATAACTTGGCGGCACGCTTGTCTAAATGGGTTTGCATAACGCAATGCCGCAAAGGCATCGTCAAAATAAATCTTACCGCCAACATTTAAACCACTACCTGTTAATGCGGATGCTTCATTTACTTGGGCTTTCTCGGAAACTTTAACCATTGACTTTCCATCAATCAACGCTTCCTTAATGCCATTAAAAATCTGTTCAGTCTTCATGGTTTTATTCCCTAAAAAATTAAAAAGAGGGGATGGAATATCCACCCCCAATTTTCACCGATATTATGGTTTTGTTACTGTTGCTGTTGAACGATAACGCACGATTGCATTAGGGTCAACGACTGAACTGCATAGGCGTTTTTCGCCAAAGAAAGTGATAGAACCTGGAAGTGTTTGGTCATATCTGCGTAAAATCATGTTCAATCTGTCAACAATTGCAAATGCTTTTTGCCAATCACCAAAATACATTGGATATAAACTTTGTGTGCTTGCAGTTGAAGCAATTGATGGAACATCTAGGTATTTATTTACAACAACATCAAAGCCAAGCAATGAACCAACGATGCCATCTGTGCGTGCTAAACCATCAACATAGATTGGGCGACCATTGCTGTCTGTCAAACCGCGAATTGCTGATAACATAACTGGGCTGATAACAAATTTTGCTGATTCAGTCCAATATTGCTGTGGAAGTGAATAAATAAAATTCACAATATCAGCATAAGTTACTTTGTTTGCAACTGTATTGCCGTTAGTTGTTAATTGGTCATAAGTGGCTAATGAATGCAAACCAGTTGTTGAACCTGTGCCTGATGTGCCAAAGCCTGCTGTTGATGTTGTGCCGCCTGTGTAAGATGAATTTGCACCACCATATTGATTTAAGCCGCGCAAGCCGTTTGTGCCACCATAAGGATTTGTGCTTGATTGTGCCGCTTGGTCATTATTTTGAATCATTGATAATGCTTCAGCTTGGCTAAATTCAACCATCATATCTGCAACCAAGTTTGCTTCAAGACCATCAATGTCATCCAAAGCCGCTGTTCTTACTGGGAATGCCACATTCAAATCTTGCAATGTTAATTGCCAAATGTTAGTTGTTTCTGTTGTTGCTGTGCCATTGTTGTTTAATGAATAACCCCATGCCGCACCAGCGTTTCCGTCTTTTGCACGGAAGGTATAAGCCGCACCATCAGTTGTAACATTACGACCAACGCCACGCATTGGATTAGCTAAACGCAATGCAACGAAAACTGGGTCATAAGCAACACGACCACCGACACCAGCACCGCCACCCGTTAATGCTGATGCTTCTTTTAAGAATGCAACTTGTTCTGCTTCATCAGCAAACAAAGCCAATTCTTTTTCATGCCGACCACTACCTTTTACAAATGATGACAACGCTTCACGCACGCGCTTGTTTACATCACCAGTAACAGTTTTTTCAAGTTTAAGAATTGATGGTGATTTGATATCAGCAACTTTTGCTTCCAAAGCCGCAACTTTTTCTGCAAATTCTTGTGTTAGTTTTTCTTCAACAGCGGCAACTTGCAATGCAACTGCTTCGTTTACTTTTGCAATTTCAGCAACAGATTGTGCCTCAATAGCATCTAGCTTTTCCATGATTTTTTCTGACATGATTTATCCTTTGATTCTTTGGTTTAGTTTTTTAAGCAATTCTCTTTCCGCAAATGCGGCAAGCAATGCTTCTTCGGCAGTTATCGTTTCAGAATCACTCCGAACCGAGTCGTTTTTAAGGGCAACCGCTTTGCCAGCATCACGCCCGCGTGCAACTACTTCCTTAAATACAGAAACGGCAACTGCCGCATTCTGCTTTGAAACCCCTGCATCACGCAAGGCAGATTCCAAATTTCTTGGGTTAATCGTGCCATCAACTTCAAGGCATGATTCTAATTTTTTAATATTGGCTTGCAAATTGTTTGGTTGCATTACAATTGACACTTCACGCAAGCCACCTTTAGTGATTTGAAAATATCCTTCATCCGTTGGGCTTCCATCCGTCATTGGGTTGCCTTCGGCATCAACCATTTGATATTCATCAGCATACGCGCCAACAGAAACACCGCCAACCATATTAGGTGATTCCGTCATAATGGTATATAAATCTTTACCTGTGTTTGTATTGGTGAATAAACGACCAATGCCACTCATTCCCTCATCATCAAATTCAAATGATGTCCATTCGCCAACAGGCATAGCTTCATCATTGTGTTGAAAATACATAGGAAGCGGTTTTCCTGATGTTTCCTGCGCTTTTGCCCATTCCATGAATGGTTGTGGTTGATAATTAAATTTGCGCCCGTCTGCGCCCTCGCGTGCGCCCCATGTTGTGAATTGGGCTTCAATTGTTCCTGTGCCTTTGGCTTCATCTGCCGAAACGCCTAAAACAACTTGTGATTCAAATAAAAACTTGATGTCTTTCATAATATCCCCTTGTTATGCTTTGCCAGCTTGACCAGTTTTGCCAACTGAATTTGTATTGCCGCCACCGCCCGTGTCTTGCGGGCTTGTGCCAGCAATTGGTTGGGCTGGGCTACTGCCGTCTTTTAATTCATCACCGCCATTAATATTTGCTTTGCCTAAATATTCACGGGCTTCATTTGGTGTCATTATTCCGTTTGATACGCCAGCCACCACAAAATTCATTTGGTCTAATGGCGCACCTTTCAAAAAGTCTTGTGTTTGAAACTCAATGCAAAGGTTTGGATATCCTTGCAATAAACTTGCTTTTAACTTTTGCTGAACATTTACTAAAACTGGATAAACTGATGTTTTGTAAAATTCATCAATGGTTGTTTGTGAATTATTAAATTTGCCCGCTTCAATTCCAATCATCTGTGGCGGCACACCAAACAATCCGCAAATGCGCTTCATAGTTTGTTCTTTTAATTTTGCCGCATCAGCATCCTGCAATGTTAGCATTTTGACTGTTTCATAACTCATGCCATTATCCAACAGCATTGATTGACCAGCCTTGCTTAAATCGGTTTGCTTTGAACCTGTCATACTTGCCCATGCTTCTTTTAGGCGGGCGGCAATTTCTTTGTAACGCGAATCAGGAATAACTTGGTCTGTTTTAAATAAGCCTGTTGGCTTTGCCCCATTTTGCATAACAAAGTTGGCATATAAATCAATGTCTTGGTCTAAAGCAACCAATTCAGTTGCCAATATGCCTTTATTAAATGAACCTGACCCTTGCCATGCCGCATCCATCATGTGAATAATTTGATGCGCTTTTAATGGTTCATCTTTTGAAAATCCATAAGTTGGCGTTGATACTCTATATGCTGGATATCTAGTTTCAGTTAATTGCGCTGTAATAAGCGTTGAATCCAATACATACATTTCCAATGGCGTTTGCAACACTTGTTCTTGGTCTTTGCGCCAAAGCAAAGTAAATGTTTCGCCAGCCAATTCATGCCACATAATGAATTGATACCAAAATTCGTATTGGCTTTGAAAATGATTAGGATTTTGCAATAAGGATAAAACTGAACGGGCTTTGGCTTGGTCGCGTTTGCTTACTGATGGGTCGGTGCAAGCATCAACCATTGTGCCATTATTGCCATAAGTCATTACCTTAACTGGCAATTGCGATATTGCGCGTGCTTTGACACCAATACATGACATAATTGTGCTATTGCGCGACAAAACTGACATATCAATAACGCGACCAGCATCCGTCACGCTTGATGTTGTTACATATAAAAGTTGATATCCAGCGGCAGTTGCGGGTTGATTGGCATTGCGTAAGACCACATTACCTAATGCGGTTTGACCAAAAAGCGTATTGCTTTCTGTTGAATTCTTTTGTTTGCTTTTGAATATATCTAAAATTGCCATGTTTTCGCCTTTAGAAACTACGGAAACCAATGTTAAATGATAATGGATGGTCTAATGCACAATGCATTGCAATAATAAGGGCAATTATTCCGTCAACCTTTGCCGCTTTATCGTCTTCATTTTTACGCACTTTTACATTGCCGTTTATATCATACCACGCATCACAGTTTCCGATTTGCCAGCCCAAAAATGGGTTGCCGTCATGTCTTATAGCATGGGACATAATCAGTTTTTCGGTGTGCTTTGATGGATTGCTTAAAACCGCCATCCCTTGACCAACCTTTTTAACTGGTATGCCAGTTTCGTTAAGGCGAGCAATTAAACTTGCCGCATTATAGGCATCATACCCCACTTCTTTTACATTGTATATAGTCGCTTGATTTTTAATATATTCAGAAATTTCCCTATCATCCATCACATTGCCTTCTGTAATGTGTAATATTCCTGATTTAACTGCTTGTTGAAATATATCTTGATA